TTCCGTGCAGACGATAAGCCCTTCCATGTAGATGTAGATATCCACGCCTGCCGCTTCATATGCTGCCTCAATGATCTGATAGATCATTTTTTCGCCGGTGCTGACCACGCTGACAACTACGGGCAGGTCATAGAGCAGCCCTGTCGGGATCCCAAACTCGTAGCAGACCATCATCACGATCTGTGCCGGTGTCCCCTTGTAAGTGTTATATACTTTGCTCCGCAGGTAGAATGCCATGTCCTTGCATCCTACCGTCATATCCACGCCCGCTTCATTTTTATTCTGCGTCAACGTTACCCCGTCAAATTTCAGCCGCCCGGCATCATCATACATCAGCACCCTGCTGCCAAGAGGCACATCCACTTTTGTGATGTTATCATCCCGGTTCGTGTGGGCATAGGAAAAGGAGAGCTTTCTTGCAAACTGTTTGCTGTCCCCGGACCATGTCACCTTTCCTGCCAGCCCGCTGATATCTGTCCCTGCCGCTATGATCTTCATGGTATCACCAGCTGCGAACCTATCTGCAGCTTCCTTTCATTCACCCCGCCGTTTGCCGCCTGTATCTCTTTCCACCTGCTGCTGTCGCCGTAATACTTTTTTGCCAGGTCCCACATCGTAGTACCCTTTTTGACCGTTACGCTCTTCGGGACCTGCTGCGAACCCACCCTCTGGTTAAGCCCTGTATAGGTCTGCCGGTTTGCAAGGGATGCCACCGAGAGCACCGTAGTCTTCCGGTATTCCGAAAAACTCCAGCTGACATACGGGTCCTTGTCCCCCTCTTTGTATGTATCATCCATCTTTTCGATCCAAAACTGCTTGTTGACATCTGTGCCGGAGATAATGATCCGGACAGGGGACGGGGCATCCATGCACTTTTTCATCAGCGCAAGGATCGTCTCCGGCGGAGTGCCATTATAAAACGGGCTCCCCGGCGCTGGCAGGAATGCATTTGAGATATTGATCTTATCGATCGTCCTGTTTCCTGCCACCGCGATATCCCCTACATTCAACAGTTCCAGCGTTTTCAGTTTTGCCCCGGCCGATACTGTTACTTCCTTTGGATTTACTGCCAGGGCGAAGCTTCCGCCCCCGGCAGATATGGAAATGATCCTTGTATTCATTTTCGGCGTCCTTTCTGTCAGCTGTTGTCTGCCGCATCCTCTATCTTTTCCACTATCTTTTCAGCGATCTTCTCAATATCCGCCTCTTCCCGGACTTCCATTTTTTCGATCACTATACTGACCGTAGTGGTACCGCCGCCTCCGCTGCCGCCATTGGCTGCCGGGACCGGCACCGGGGCAGAATTCTGCAGTGCGCTGTTTGGCTTGATCTGCGTTCCGGCAGGCAGTTTCATCAGCTCCGGCCCGTGTTCCCCCACCGTCGACCAGCCGCCGGAGGAAAAGCTCGTGCCTGTAGCGTTCTGTTTCCCGCCGCTTCCGGATGCCCCTTTCCCTCCGCCTTTCTTCCCGCCTATTCTGGAACTAACCGTATCGATAGCATCCGCTACCACAGACAGTCCTTTTCCGATGGTGTCAAATATCGGGCCTATGACAGCCCAGGCTTCCTGCACTACGCCAGATACCAGCGGCCATGCTGCCCGGAACGCGGATGCCACCAGCCCCACTGTAGAGATGACCACATCCAGTATGGGCCCTGCCGCCGCCCACATCGTCTGCAGGACTTCCGCGATCACCGGGCCCGCTGTCTCAAAAGCACTGCGCAGGGTTCCGGTCTCCCCGGAAATGCTGGAAAAGATGCCGGATATCTTAGGCCCTACATCCGCAATGATCTCTGATACCACCGGGAAGACTGCTGCTGCCACTGCAGACAGCCCGGAAAAGATATCCGCCACCACCGGGATGGCTGACGATACCACGCCCACCACTGATTCCAGGACCGGCTGGATATAAGGCAGCATCGACTGCACACTTGAGATCATCGTGTCGACCGCAGGCTTTGCTGCAATAAAAGCATTCCCTATCGTGCCCGCCATCTGTTCGACGATCGGCCTGCAGGTATTATAGGCATCCTGTACTGCGCCCGCTATCGTCTCTAAGATTGGGCCTGCCCGCTCCGCCACCCGGTCGAAAGCTTTTTCCATCTCCGGCAGCTTTTCCACCAGCTTTTCCAGCCCTGCCGTGATGTAAGGCAGCGCTTTCTCCCCGAGGCTGGTGAGCATCACGCTCCCGGCATTTTTCACCTTCCCCATCATCTCTGATACGGAAGCTGTCTGCGTCTTGAACGCTTTATCCGCAGCGCCGGATGCCGTCACCATTGCCGCAGTTTTTGTCGAAAAGTTCTCCGCCTGGTTCCCGGCAAGCGCCAGGACTGCGTTCTTTGCCTCCACAGAGGAAAACAGGTTTGCGAACGCCACCTCATCGCCGTTCACGGAATCTTTTAGTTTCTTTAAGATCCCGTCCAGGCCTTCCTGCTCCAGTGCAGCCGCCCCGGACTCATATCCCAGTGCTTTCAGGCTCTTCGCCATCTCGTTAGACGGCGATAAAAATCCCTGCATCGTGGCTTTGAGCTGTGTTGTAACTTCCGCCGTCCCGCCAGTGACGCCGGTCAGCGTCGCCATCGCGCCGAATAACTCCTCCTGGCTCACCTTCAGGGTGGATGCTAACGGCACCACCTGTCCGATGGATGACGCCAGCTCCGGAAAGGTGGTCTGCCCCAGCTTTACTGTCTGGAATGCCAGGTCGGATGCTTTCTGCATCGCCGCCGCGGAAGTATCCCCGTATCCTTTGGTCACGGCAGACAGGAGCGCCACGGAATCAGATGTCGTGGCCGCCCCGGCTTTTGCCGCTTTGGATGCGATCTCAAGCTGCTTTACGTTCTCTTCACTTTCCCCGAAAGCCGATACTACATCATACAGGCCTGCAGACAGATCAGAAAGGGAAGCCCCGGTATTGATGGATACCTTTTTCAGGTCGCCGGACATCCGCTGGAGAGTCCCGCTTACGTCCCCGTCCAGCAGCGTCCCCACGGCCTGCATCTGGTTCTGGTAGTCCACGGCGGACTTTACCGCCCCGGCACTTGCCACCGCAACAGCGGTAAAGGCTGCAGCCGTCCCTATGACAGCAGCTTTCCCGATCCCCTTCAGTACTTTTTCCGTGCCCTCCACGGCAAACTTTACTACTTTGCTATCCTTAACCTTGCCGAGTTCCCTGGCAACGCGTTTGATCTTGGATACCGCAGCCTCTTCCTTTGCCTTGAGCTGGATCACTTTTTTCATGACAGGCTCCAGCTTTTCCTTCACGCCTTCTATCGCTTTATAAGCCGCCGTGTTCTTGATCCGGATCTCTTTTTCCTTCAGTTTCTGCTCATCAAACTTTTTCAGTTCCTGTTTTGCTTTTTCGACTTCCCCCCGGAAGCCTTTACTGGACTCTCTGGCACTCTTCAGGACGCCGGAGACATTGTCCTTTATCGCTATCGTTGCGCCAAATACTTCCCCGGCCATCCCTTCCACCTGCCTTTACCTTTTCCGGTTGACCTCATTCCAAAAACGGACGATCGCCGCATAGACCAGTTCTTCCAGTTCTTTGTACCTCTGCTCCCTGTTCAGCTGCATGAGCGCCGTATAGATGAGCCTGTCTTCATGGGACAGGGCAAGGATCCTTTCCGGATCCGTCCCCCGTTCCATCCAGTACCCCGCCAGCTCCATGATGGCAGACCCCTTGATCAGTTTTTTACTTCTTCCGCCTCGGATATCCTCTCCTGCGGATTCCCCACGCCTGTTACAGACGATTCGCCCAGAAATCCTGACAGGGCGAGGATCTCGCGGCACAACGCTGTCCTGTCCACCGGGCGGAATATATCCGCGATCTTATAACGGGTCGCTTCTGTCAGGCTCCCTTCCTCCACCAGGATCCCTGCGGTATCCTGCAGTTCCGGGCAGACATAATAAAGCAGGTACTTGTCCCTTTCGATCTCGCTCATATTTTCCATCTCGGTGATCTCCGCATACTCCTCATCCGAAATGCCGCGGATTGTCAGCATCATATCAACGTCTTTGACATACAGCTGTTTCGTCCTCTTCTTTTTCTTTTCCTCAAGGCGCTGCTTTGCCTTCCGTGCAAAATTCTGAAATATGACTGTTTTATTATTATCCATCTCTTTTTTCCTCCTACTGCGGGTTTATTGAATCCAGATTGATCATGTCTGTCGGTGTAAAGGAAAACGGTGTCTCCTGTTTTACGGCAGCACCTTTTTCCCACTCAAAACCAAACTCAGAGAGCGCCACGTTACCGATCTGCCAGCGCTCCGTCTGCCCTCCTTCCGCATCCGGATCTTTCAGCTTCGCGACCATAGTGCCCCTCGGGTCCTTTCCCTGCAGAACCTGCTGCCTGACATCCTCAAACCTTGTATATACTTTGGCTACTGTCATGGTCCCTTCACCCTTTACACCTGTAATCTTAGTATCTACGTTCAGTCCCGTCTGCACCTCTTCTCTGTTGACCGTGATTTTTACTGAGATCTTTGTCATTTCCATGATAAGTAGCCCATTAAAATATACCTCCGCCCAGGAACCGCTAAGGTGTTTATTTCCCGGTATCTGTTTATCCATCCTGCCCCTCCTACATCTCCAGCGTCATGTCCAGGTCTTCCATCGCATCCAGCAGGCATATACTTCCTGTGATGAAAAGGCTTGACCCTGTATCCGCTTCCCTGACCTGCTGCTCCGTCATCTCATCCACATCCCTTCCGGTATCTTTCAGATACTGGCGGGTCTTTTCCACATCAATCTCCACATAGTTTTCTTCCTCGCCGTTTAAAATCGTCCCTTCCAATGTCGAGAAGTAACTATTGACTGCCCCGATGAACGCCTGCTTATTGTCATATGTGTTGTTCAGTTTCCCAACATAATCATCATTGAATGCCGTGTAAATATCATTTTTAATGATGTCCGCCCCCTCACGTATCTTTATCTTTTTGAAATCTGCGGGTTCCGATTCCGTCACTTCCTGCAGGCTGGTCACGCCCCGCCCGATCTTGTGCTTTTCGCCGTCGTATACCACGATCAGCTCCCCGGCATCGATCCGGGCATCCGGGTCCTCCACCTGCGCCACGTCCAGTACCTCATCCAGCACAAAAAATGTCGTAGACCGCGTCAACGGGATCCCTGCGCAGATCCCGGCGATCCGGCAGCAGAACTCCGCCGTAGTCAGTTCCCGGATATCCTCCTCGTCATCCCATTTCATCGAAACGCCAGATGTTGTCACATTGATGACTGCAGAGCTGTCCGCCGCAAAATTCGGCAGCACGGCTTTTCCCTTTTTTCCCCCTTTCCTGGTCTCCGCCAGGAACGTCTTGATATTTTCCTGATAGGATGCCTTGAAATCCGGCATGCAGAAATAATCCCAGTTCAGGTACCGGATCAGTTCCAGCGTGGCTGCTATATCCACAGCCCCTTCCGTTTCTACGGCCCTGACCGCGATCACGCCGCCCGGCTCCCCTTTAAATATCAGCTTCAGGTACTGCCTGCTCTTTTCCGTCCATTCCTCAGCTGCGATATCCGTATAACCCCTGATCGGCGTCACAGTCTGCTCTTTTGTGCTGTCTGACAGGACAACACAGACCATGCCGCGGCTGCTCCGCCTGATCAGGTTCTGCGCTTTTTTATGGAAATTAATTGTTATCTCGGGCAATCCCATATATCCATTTCCTCCTTTTTTATTACAAATCCAGTTCCATCTCCCCTGCTAACGGCTCCGGTACTTCCACGGGTACTATGTCCGTGTATTCCAGCGGAAAGGTACAGTGCCCTATCCCGTCCGTGACATTGAACGACAGAACCGGGGTGAACGCCCTGTCCCCGATCCGGAAATACGGCAGCAGGATCCCGGACAGGATATCCAGCATCCGCTGGATGCTCCTGTGGCTGGTATAGCGCTCCTCCATGTAGGAGATATCCACCAGCACGCTCTTATCCCGGTGGTACCCGGCTGCTGCAGTGCCGGCAGTGACCGGGTCCACCAGTACCTGCAGGACAGGGAGTGTTTTCCCCTCCCCGTCTTTTTGCAGGGCGGCGTAATCTTTCGTCTGCTCCAGGTCTTCCCCGGTGATATTCTCCACGCCGGTCACATCCTGTTTTTCCCGCAGGATCTTGATGATCCCCGCCCTGATGTCCTCCGCCGTCATTTCTTCATCGCCCCTTTCAGGTCTTCCAGCATATCTTCCACATCCTGCTGCATGTAGGTATCTTTATATGTCTGGATGCCTTTTTCCAGCATCATCTTCCCCTGCGTCTTTCCAACCGTCTTCCCGCCCCGGACGATGCGGTGGCCGTAATTGACCGGGGCTGCATACTCTGCGTCGTTGGATACCCAGATGACAAGTTCCCCATCCCGCATTTCAACACGAAAGAACCACCGCCTCTTCAGATTTCCGGTGATATGCGGTGTCAGCCTCTTGATCTCCCGGATGACCTTCATGCCCATCACGGCCGCCCTTTTTTTCACGATCTCCTCTTCCCACGCCTGGAGCCCGCTCTCAAAAGCCATTTCCAAGTCTTCCAGTGATTTCATCTTTTCCCCTTTCCTTTCAGCCTGTTACGGCATTTCTTCTATATAAAATGGAGTCTCCCCGTGCGAGCCTGCATAAATAAAAGTCCTGCCGCATACGCCCCGCAGTACCTGCCCGGCCTGCGTCACTACCGTTGCCCTGTCCATGTCCACGATCCGGACATCCGGGGGCGTAAATATCACATGCTCCGTATCTGATACACGCCTGTTGTCCTCCCTTTTTGGTGATCCAGTGCTGTTCTGGGAGAGGGCGCACGGTACATTCTCGTAAACTTTTCTTTTTTCCCGGATGGATTCCCCGGATTCATCCATGCCGGGAAATCCCCTGACAACTGTCAGCTTATCCTGGTATGTTTTCCGGAGGATCTCCGCTTCGCTCTTCATCCGCTGTCCCTTTCTTTTTTGCATTCTTCTTCACGGCTCCTGCAGCAGACCTCTGTTTCTTATTCCTGTGCAGGTATTTCATTTTTTCAAAATTTGTCATAGTCCCTCCTATCCGACCCGCAAGCGGCGGAAGCTGTTCAGGGCCTTGATCTCTTTTTCCGTAAAACTGTCAGATGTGACCGCCGTGGCATAGTTGATCTGCGTATCCCCGCGCTTGATGGCCGAGACATTATCCGCGTTATCCGCCTGCACGCCCCGCACTACCAGCCCCCTGACCACATGCTCCAGCCCCTTCGGGATGTCCTTGCGGTGGCAGTATGCCTTCACCGCATCCTGCGCATCCTCCAGCATCAGCAGGAGGACGGCATCCTGTGATGTGTCCCCCTCCCCGTTTAAAAACCCGAGCGATGCCAGCCTGATTTTGATCTTATCCAGCATCTTTATCCTCCCCTTTGGCAGGCTTTGCTTTTTTTATTGTTTTGGCCTCCGCTTTCGGATTGTCATTTGCAGCAGTTCCGACCACCTGAAATCCCCGACTCTCCAGCTCCTTCCTGCGTATCTCATCATCCGCATACTGTACCTGGTTCAGATTTTCAAGCCTGTACTTCATGTGACTCCCCTTTCTTCGTAAGAATTTTTCCGATGCTGGCTCTCACTACATCTTTGTAGCTGTCCTTGATCCACAGGTCATGGTATTTCCGGTAAGTCACCAACCAGCTATCCGCGGTCAGGTTCTGCTCCGGCGTAAATATCTTAGATCTGTTCTGTTTGCAGACGGCGATCGGAGCCCTCTGCGGCATGATGATCCAGTTGATCTGTTTCGCATCCTCTGCCGGCACGAACCCGCCTTCCTTCTGGCCGTCTGTTTTCCCATCAGCGAACAGGTATTTATCCCTCATCCGTGCGGAAGGTACCGGCAGCAGCGGTACGCCGTTGATCGTCCTGACTTTTGTCCGGATTTCCCCGCGGACAAAATCATCTACGGAAACAATGGTTTTGAACTCTTTCAATTTCTCCAGCTGTGCTTTTACAAGCGAATTAATGGAGATGACCAGCTTTTCGTTCTCACCCACCTCATCCACTACTGCAGCGATATCATCGATCAAAGCATCCAGCACAGTCAGCGGATCCACGTCATAAGATGCTGCATTTTCCTTACACTCTGCCGCGATCTTGGAATAACGGTACGCATCCACTTCCGGCACCACCTTTGTCCGCTGGAATTCACCCGCCACCGTCGTTGCCGATGCCAAAAAGTTTGTTTCATCAATATCCATCTCGTCCAGCTGGAATTTCGTACCCCTGTCCATCGTCATCGTCATGGTCTCATGCTCCAGTGTCACGCTGCCCTGCGCATAGCCGTCATCCCTGTCATAATCCTTTAACCCTGTCAGGGACATCTTCGGGATCTTGATATCCCTCCCCCCGTGATAGATGACCTGCCCGGCGTTTGCGTCCATCCAGCTGGACGTCAGTTCCGCCTCCGCCTTCATATCCAGCGCTGTCTGCAGTTTTGTTGCATAAGCTAATGTATTTAATGCCATATCTGTTATTCCTCCTTATAAATATTTTAAGATTTCTTCCAGCATCGGGTCTCCGCTCCCTGCCCCGCTCACGCCGCTCCCGGCTTCCGGTGTCTTGCCGGATAAGCGTTTTTCTACCTGTGCCTGCACTGCGGAATCAAACTTGGACTTGAATGCCTCCACGTTCTGTTTTGTCTCTTCCGCATTCTTTCCAACTACCATTTTTGTAAATGATGCCGGCAGGCCGTTCTCTGCAAGCAGTTCTTTTGCTTCCGCCGTCCGCTCCCTCAGCGATATGGCATCCTCCCTCTCCTTCAGGGCCTTCTCCCGCTCATCGGCCTCATACTTCGCCCGCTCTTCTGGAGACATGGCAGCTTTTTTCATTTCTTCCTGCACCAGCTTCTGCACATCTACTGCAGGATCCTTGTCCTGGCTGTCTGCAGCCCCATCCTTCCCAGCTCCTGCAGGATCCTTGTTGCTTTCCGCAAGTTCCGCACCATCCTGTTCAGATCCCTTGTCTGTGCCGACAGCTTCCGAAACATTGGCTGCTGCTCCTTCCGCCACCGGGTCCGCTGCGCCTCCCGCCGGATCCGCCGCAAAAAACTGCAGGTTCATTTTCAACATGTTACTCCCTCCCTTCCCCAAAACCTGCACTAGCCAGGAATCTCATTCGTATACTCCTCCAGCCTCCCGGCAGATTCCAGCCGCCGGAACCCGGATCCCCGGAGGGTCCACCGTGATCCTCTACCTGGGAGACTCCGCGCCGGAGGCCAGCGGCACCGTCCCCGACGTGAGAGGAATGACCTACGAGAATGCCAAAAACGCCCTGGAAAAGGCGGGCTTCTTCATGCGTGCCTCCGGCGCGTCGGTCTACTACGGCAACACCACCACCGCTGAGAGCCAGAGCATCGCGGGCGGGGTGGCCGCCGTCACCGGTACCGTGGTGGACGTGAAGTTCTTCAATCAGGTGGAGGACGGATACGCGGGGTAAGCAAGGCTTATATAGAATGAAACCGCACCCATGAGGGGTGACACCATGATTCTGCGCGAGCTGTTAGCCGGCGTCCCCCTCACGGGGGGGAATCCTGACCTTAATATGGAAATATCTTCCATATCCTACGACACCAGAACGCTGGAGCCCGGCGCGCTCTTTGTGGCCATGGCCGGGGACAAGACAGACGGCCACCGGTACATTCAGACCGCCCTGGACCGGGGGGCCGCCGCCATCCTGTGCCAAAGGGCCCCGGAGTACCCCGGGCCCTGGCTGACCACAGAGGACAGCCGGCGCGCCCTGGCCCTGACGGCCGCCAACTGGTTCGGCCGTCCCGGAGACGCCATGACCCTGGCCGCCGTTACCGGCACCAACGGCAAGACCACCACCACCAGCCTGCTCAAGGAGCTGCTGGAGCGGACGGCGGGAGCCAAGGTGGGCCTGATCGGCACCAACCGGAACATGATCGGCGACCGGGAGCTGCCCGCCCACCGCACGACGCCGGAGAGCTATGAGCTCCAGGCCCTGCTCCGGCAGATGGCGGATGCGGGGTGCACCCACGTGGTGATGGAGACCTCCTCCCACGCCCTGGTTCAGCGCCGCACGGCAGGGCTCCGCTTCCAGGTGGGGGTGTTTACCAACCTGACCCAGGACCACCTGGACTACCACCACACCATGGAGGAGTACCGGGCGGCCAAGGGGCTGCTGTTTGACCAGTGCGAAACGGCCGTCCTCAACCTGGACGACGAGGCGGGCCGCTGGTATGCGGAACAGGTGGACTGCCCCGTGTTTACCTACTCCGAGAGCCGGATATGGGCCGGCCTCACCGCCCGGAATATCCGCCTGTTTCCCAGTCATGTGGAGTTTGAGGCGCTGACTTTGGGCAGAATCTCACGGGTGCATCTGCCCATCCCCGGGGGCTTTTCCATCTACAACGCCCTGGCCGCCCTGGCCGCCGGACTGTGTCTGGGGCTGGAGCTGGAGTCTATGGCCCGGGTTATGCCCGCGGTCCACGGGGTGAAGGGCAGGGTGGAGGTGGTGCCCGTCCCACGGGCCTACACCGTGATTATCGACTACGCCCACACCCCTAACGCTCTGGAGAACATCCTCACCACGGCCCGGGAGTTTACCGCCGGACGGCTCATCTGCCTGTTTGGCTGCGGCGGGGACCGGGACAGGACCAAGCGGCCTGTTATGGGGGCCATTGCCGAGGATCTGGCCGACCAGGTGGTGGTCACCTCTGACAATCCCCGCACCGAGGAGCCCCGGGCCATTATTGAGGATATTCTGGCGGGCATGACAGGCAGAGAGGCCGACGTCCATGTGGAGCCCGACCGGCGGGAGGCCATCGCCTGGGCTCTGGCCCGGGGAAAGCCCGGGGACGTGATTGTCCTGGCCGGCAAGGGACACGAGACCTATCAGGAGATCAACGGCGCGCAGTACCACATGGACGAGCGGGAGATTGTGGCGGACTGGTTCGCGCGGGCCGACGGAAGACAAAAAATGACTGGAAAATTTCCGGCGGATGTGATATAATCCTTTGTCCTGCGCGCTTCAAAAGAGAAAGAACCGGGAGGGTTTCAGTTATGACATATATCCTCAGCTTTATTGTGGCCTTCGGCGTGGCGGCGATTGCGGGCCAGCTGTTGATTCCCCTGCTGCGGCGGCTGAAGGCCGGTCAGGCCATCCGGGAGGACGGCCCCACCTGGCACATGTCCAAGCAGGGCACCCCCACCATGGGCGGCATCATGTTTATCCTGGCCATCGGCGCGGCGATTCTGGTGTCGGGCTGGGAGGAGCTGAAAGCGGGGAGCTATAACCACCTGTATGTGTTCCTCTTCGCCCTGGTGTTTGGGGTCATCGGCATGATCGACGACTTTCAGAAGCTGCGCCACCACGCCAACGAGGGCCTTACCGCCCCCCAGAAGTTCCTGCTTCAGCTGGCGGCCTCCATATTGTTCGCCGTCCTGCTGCGCAATTACGGCTATCTCACCCCCAACCTGTATATTCCCTTCCTGAATCTGGAGCTGCTGGGCATCCCCTGGCCGGTCTATATGGTCTTTGCCGCTTTCGTGATGGTGGCCACGGTGAACGCCGTGAACCTCACCGACGGCATCGACGGGCTGGCCACCGGCGTGACCATCCCCGTGGCCCTGTTCTACGTGGCCATCGCCGCCTGGAGCGGC